GAAGGAAGCCCGCCGTTTTTTTTAACATGGATTTTCAAAACCAGCCAAAATCGGGGGATTCCGAACCAGCCGGTTCAGCTCGAAAGCCGGGGCGACCGAAAAAGGAAAGGCCGCCGCTCGACGTGGAGGGAATCCCCGACGCGAGCTTCGAGCAGACGATCGAGAAGCACGAGCGCCTGGTCGTGCTCGCCCGCGAGAAGTATGAGCGGATGCTGCGTGCCGGCGATGCCGAGGCTGGCCGCTATCAGGTGACCTATAACCAGAGCCTGAAGCAAGCGGTGGCTTTGCGTGAAGAGCAGGAACGGCGCTCGGTGTTCGCCCGCCAGCACATCGACGCGACCGAAGCGCGCGAGGCGATGCTCCGTCTGGCTGGCCTGATCGTCGAACGGCTGGACGCGCTAGGCTCTGAGTGCGGTGAGAACTGCAACCCCAAGGACCCGGTGAAAGCCATCGGTGTCTTGACGGAGTGGGCGCGTGAGGCCCGCGAGAAGATTGCCCGGGTTGCCGGAGTGCTGGAGGAACCGAAGCCGTGAACGCCGACGAGCTCTTCGAGGAAGGGCTGGCCGTGGTCAGGCCGTCGGCCTTGAGCGACCCTGTCGCTTACCTGAAGGAGAACGTTAAGAAGATTCCGGCGGGCGTGTTTGACGGAGGCTACAACCCGAAGCGCTGGCCGTGGATCGGTGAGGCCGTCCGTATCTTCAACGCGCCGACGACCTCGCGTCTGTTCATGCCCTGGGCCATCGGCTGCGGGAAGACGCTGACGCTGAAACTCTGCGCGACTTACCTGATGGCTAACCGCCGTGCGTCGATGGCCATCTTCCTGGACTCTCAGGACAAGGCGAAGGCGTTCACGTTGAACGAGCTGCGGCCGCTGTTCGACCAGGTGTCCGACATCCGCTCTCAGATGTCCGGGGACGATAACGACAAGTCGGGCACGTTGCGGTTCGCGGACGGCTCTCTGATTCACAACCGCTCGGCCTCGACGGAGAAGCACCTGCAGTCGTTGCACGTGCGCTACGTGTTCGGCTCGGAAATCTGGCAGTGGCCGAACGGCGCATTGGCGATGAGCATGAGCCGCATGAAGGCTGCGGCGTTCGCGAGCAAGGCGATCTACGAGAGCCAGCCCGGTGACATCGAAGGGCAAGGCGCTGAGTTCTGGAAGTTCTACCTGATGACCGACCAGAGGGAATGGATGTTCGTCTGTCCCTCGTGCAACCACCGCCAGCCCTGGCTGTGGGACTACATCCGTTTCCCCGAAGGCGCCAAGATGGTAGACGGCTGGGACCTTGAGGCGGTGCAACAGGGCACGACCTACGAGTGCTCGAAGTGCCGTCACCGCATGGAGGACAACGACGAGGTGCGGACGATTTGCAACGAGGTTGAGCGTGGAGCCGGGTTCGAGGCTACGACCAAGGCGGAGAAGGCCGGCTACGTCGGGCTACACGTCAACGCATTGGCATCGACGAGCTGGGGGTCCTTGGCCGTGGACATGATAAAAGCCAAGCAGGTCGCAGACTTGGTCGGAGACCAGACCCCGCGTATGCTCTTCAAGAACCAGTATCTGGCTCTGCCCTGGAGTGATGACGGCACGGGGAGCATGGTCGTCTCGACCGAGTCCTCGGACTACGCCATGGCCGACCCATGGGAAGCGGTCTGCTACATCACGCCGCGCGGTCAGATCGTGGACAAGGACGACGCACCCGAAGGCTCGGTGAAGTTCATCAGCCTGACTATCGACTGTCAGATGGACCACTTCTGGGTGGTAGTCAGGCAGTGGGCACGAACGGGCCACAGCCGGCTGGTCTACTTTGGCAAGGTCCTGAGCACGGACGGCCTAGGCGATTGGTCCGGCCTCGACGCCCTGGCGGTCAAGCACGGCGTCCACCCTCAGCTCGTCATGGTGGACTCTGGCGGCGCCGACACGACGACCCAGACGGTCTACAAGCAGTGCGCCACCCGTGGCTGGTATTGCTCGAAGGGTTCGGGTCAGGAATACTTCAATGTCAAGACGAAGGCCGGGGACACCGTTCGGCGGTTCTATAACACCCCGACCGCCATCCACGTCCCTGGCATCCGCACGCCGACGGCGCTGGTGGTCTGGTCCAATCTGTCAGGCAAGGACCTGTTCCACGGGATGCGCTCGCGTAAGGTGTTCACGTTCGCCCGGGATGCCGACCCCGGGTATGTCGAGCAGCTGAACTCGGAGGTCCGCATAAAGGAAGCGGGCAAGGCCATGTGGCGACTACGGAAGGGAGTCCGCGACAACCATGCTTTCGACTGCGAGCTTCTCGGGATGCTGATCGCGGCGCGCTGGGGCCTGCTCGGTCGGGACGAGCCGCAAACCTTACCCGCCCCGCAATAAGTATATGCTCGGCATCTACGTAGGCGTATCAGAGGACGTGCTGCTGCAATACAAGCAGGAAGCACTGGGGGACCTCGGCAAAGCCGTGACGTCCTACTCGGACTCCGGCACTTCCGTGAACAAGCAGTTCGGGATGCCCCCCCAGCAGCGCCTGCTCGAGATTAACTACGCTTTGTCCCGTATCGACCCTAAGAAGTATGGCGGTGCTCATACCTCCGTGCAGAAGAACTGGGATATGCGGGTTGACCTCTGATGCGAAAGAAGACCACGCCCAAGACCAAGACCGAGAAGAAGGGGCCGTCCGCCTCGTATTCTCAGTTCGCCAGCACGACCGACTCGGGTGCTCGGCGTATGCTGTTCATCGGTGCGGTCACCGACCAGCGTAAGGAGGTCACGTCCGGCACGCGCCTGACGATGGTCGGCACGTCCCGCTGGGCCGTCCGCAACAGCCCGATCTACAAGCAGTGCATCGACGAGGCCGTGCTGGTCTCCATCGGTGACGGCCTTGTGGCTCAGTCCAACGCCCGCGACCCCGCTGTGGCCGTTGCCCACCAGAACTATTTCCGCGACTGGTCCACCCGATGCGACCTGACCGGACGCTACAACCTGGGGCAATTGCAGGCCATGTGGATGTCCGGGGCTTTGGTCGATGGCGATAGTTTCGGCATACTGACCAACGACCCGAAGACCGGCGTCCCGAAAGTGCAAATCCTCGAGAGTCATCGAGTGGGGACTCCCTCCGACAAGTTCGACACCAGCAACGTGGACGGGGCTTACCTCGGCACGTATGGCGAAATCACCGGCTGGAATGTCTACACTGACGGCGACAAGAAGGACCGATACGTGCCGGCGCAGTCCATGCTCCAGGTCATGGAGTTCGAGCGCCCGTCTGCGGTGCGCGGATACCCTGTGCTTCAGTCATCGCTCAACTCGGTCCGTGATCACCTCGAGGTGTTCTCCTTGGAGGTCCGAGCAGCCCGCGACAGCGCGGATCATACTTTAATCCTGAAGAAGCAAGGCGGGGTGCTTCAAGATGACCCGGCCTCCAAGTTCTCCGGCGACTACAATTCCTGCGAGAAGATGGCCAGCCAGATGGGCGGCAAGATGCTGGTGGTCGATACCAACGAGGACCTTTCTCAGCTGACCCAGACCCGCCCCTCTCAAGCGTGGATCGGGATGATGACCGCCATCGAGCGCGACATCGTCCGCCTGCTCCCCTACGAATACCAGGTCACGCCGGGAGCCCTCGGCGGTTCCTCGGTCCGCCTAGTCGCTGGCCGCGTGTCACGATGGGCAGGCAAGTGGCAGAGCATCATCATCGACAGCCTCGACCGTATCTACGACTACGTCATCGCCGACGCCATCGCCAAGGGCAAGTTGCCCGACGACCCGGACTTCAACCGCAAGTCTTGGATCACGCCCCGCGACATCACCGTGGACGCTGGCCGCGAAGCCTCGCAAGACCGTGCCGACCTGCAGATGGGTCTGACCACGGCGCAGGCCATCCTCGGCAAGAAGGGCATGACCTACGACGAGGTGCTCGAGCAGCGCGCCGTCGAGATGGAGAAGCTCGTCCAGAAGTCCAAGGAGCGAAACCTCCCGCTGTGGATGCTTTACCAGTCGGCCTTCAACTGGCTGCAACAGGGTCAGGCTTCGAGCCAGACGCCTGACGCGGTCGCCGACAACCTCGACCTCCCTCCCCCTCCCGAACCCTCTAACCCGTGAAATGCTTAATCAACGGACTCTCTGGAAGAGAGCCACTTCTCTGCGACCCTATCAAGGCCGCGAACCACATGAAGTATGCCGAGAAATACGGCGTCGTGGACAGCGTGCTGGATATGTTCTTCAACCCTGTCGCGAAGCCCTACGTCACGCAGGGCGGAACGGCGGTCATCCCACTCCAGGGTTTCCTGGGCGTCGGCCTGACCAAGTTCGAGAAGATGACCGGGGCCATGGACATGGCTGAAGTTAGCGAGCACATCGACGAAGCCCTCGCCAACCCTGCGGTCCAGCGCATCGCCTTCGAGATTGATTCCCCTGGCGGCACGGTCGTCGGCACGCCCGAACTCGCCGACAAGATTGCCAGCATCCCGCTGCCGACCATGTCCTACGCCAAGAAGCTCATGGCCTCCGGGGCATATTATACCGGGAGTCAGAGCGACTACGTGATTGCAAGCCCGTCGGCGGTCGTGGGTTCCATAGGTGTGATCGCCGTGGACGAGTCCTACGACGAAGCGTTCAAGAACATGGGCCTCAAGGTCGAGGTGTTCCGTGCGGGCAAATACAAGGCCCCGAACATCGCCGGCGAAGGCTACACCGACGAGATGCGCGAGCTCGAGCAGAAGTCCATCGAGGCCATGCATGAAGAGTTCAAGCAGACCGTCCTCCGCAAGCGCTCGCTCGCCAGCCGCGAAGACATGGAAGGCCAAGTGTTCTCTGGCCGGGAAGCCGCCGCCAAGAACCTCGTCACGGGTCTGGCCACCTCCTTCGCCGAGGCCCTCGCCGCTTTCGAGCAGGCCGCTTAACCTTACCCCCTACGCAATAGTATATGACCATCGAAGAACGCTTCAAGGCCGCCGAGGCCGCTGTCGTCTCCCTCACCGCTGAACGCGACGATCTCCGCAAGACGGTCGAAGCCTCCGTGGTCAACGTCTCCGCCGAACTCGACCAGGCTAAGGTCGATGCCGCCGCTAAGGACCAGAAGGTTCAGGAACTGGAAGCCGCTCTCGCCGAGGCCAACGCCAAGATCGTCGAGCTCGAAGCCTCCAAGGCCACCGCCTCTGTCGAAGCCGCGAACATCCTCGCCTCTTCTGGCGTGGCCCCTGTCGCCGCCCCGGTCGTCGCCGCTGCCGTCGGTTCCATCCACGAGCAGTATGCCTCGATGCCTGCCGGCCCTGAGCGCCGCGCCTTCCTCAAGAAGCACAAGGCCGTCCTCTTCTCCAAATAATCTCCCCCTCTAACCCTCCACTAGCTACCCATGCCTAACACCATCAACAGCGCTCTGATCGTCGATACCGTCGCCGAGCTCAGCCTCACCTCCCTCTCGAACCGCCTCGCGGCCCTCGGCAACTTCGCCTCCGACTTCTCGGCTGACGTGAAGCGCCCGAAGGACGTCGTCCAGGTGGCTCTCTCCACCGCTGGCAGCACCACGCTGACCAACCCGACCGCGTTTAATGTCATCGGTGACAGCACGCTTGGCGCCACCGCCGTGTCGCTTAATCACCTGTATCAGCCCTTCGGTCTCTCCTACGCCGACATCCAGAACGGCATCAAGCTCGAGAAGATTCTGAAAATCAACATGGACAAGCTGGCCGACTCCATCTGGGCCGCCGCTACCGCTCCTATCACCGTCGCCAACTTCGGCGCCGCCACGGTCACCGCCGCTGATTCGGCTGTCACCCCTGGCTCCGCTCAGCTGAAGGCTCTCTGGGCCGGCGTCTCCAAGGCTGGTCGCAAGACCCTGATCGTGAACCCGGGCATCTACTCCCAGCTCATCCCGACCAGCACGACCTCCCTCCCGCTCTCCGCTGGCGCTTACGGTTTCGATGGCGGCGTGTTCTACGCTTCCCTCTTCCCGTCCGAAGCGAAACTCGCCGGCTTCGCGGTTTCCAGCGAAGCGCTGGCGATGGCCGCCGCCGCCCCGGACCTCGACGCTGTCGGCAACGACTTCCTCGTTCGCGAAGTGGTTCCGATCGAAGGTCTCGGCATCTCGGTCTACTACAACGTCTGGGCTGACAAGAGCACCCGTAACCTCGTCGGTTCCATGGAACTGATGTTCGGTGCGAACAAGGCGATCACCACGGGCACTCTCGCCTCGGTCTACAACCCCTAATCGGGGCTGAGTCCTGAAACAGCCCCCAGCGATGGGGGCTTTTTTGTATCCCTAAATCCCTACCCACCCTCATGTCCCTCTACGGTTCCACCTTCAACTCAGACTTCCAATCCATCCTGGCAGACATCGGGGTTCCGGCTACGGTCGGGGCCAACCTGTTCCTTGTCGGCCTATCCCAACCCATGAACACCCCCAAGTTCGACGCGGGGGGCTTCACTGAGGAAAAGATGTGGACGGTGCGTTTCGCCGCCGCTACGGCCCCTTGGACGGCTTCTGATGGCCGGGTTGGAGGTCAGGTAGCCACAATCGCCTCGGGCGTCCCTGTGGCCTCCCTAGCCCCTGGCAAGAAACTGACGGTCAACGGGCAGGTCCTCCGGGTCAAGGGCCAGTCCTACAAGCAGGCCAGCGCCGTCATCGAGCTCACCTGCATCGACGACAACCAGTAATGGCCAGCAAGGGAGCCATCGACCCAGCCAGCCTCGCGGACTTCAACGCGGCTATGCGGCACTTTGCCGAAGAGGTGAAGGGCGACATGGAGATGGTCACCCGCGAGCAGATCAGGCTGATGTGCCGCGACGCCATGACCTTCACCCCTCCGATGCCTGCCGGCGGGGGCCGTGGCCTGAGCTCAGCCGCCCACAAGGCCGGCATGGGTAAGACGGCCAAGGACATCAAACGCATCTTCATTCCTGCGGACAGCCCCAAGAAGGGGATGCCCGTCCTGCTGCGCCGCGTCATCAACTCCGTCAGGGGCGACGACCGACAGGCGTTCATGGAAATCTACGGCAACTTCGATTCAGGCAAGGCACGCGGCATCTCCCCGGTCATGCGTAAGATTCTGGAAGACGTGAGCTGGGAACGCTCATTCAAGAAGGCTAAGAACTACCTGAATAAGGCGAACATCTACGGGCAGATCAGGGCAATCGAAGGGCAGACCAACGACCTGCGAGGCATCCACGACAAATACAAGAACGCCGTGAACGGACGATGGAAGCGCAACCAGCCCGTTGGCGGACCGCAGTATATGGTCGGCTCAGTCCAACAACTCCAAGCCTACATAGCTGAACGTCAGGCCAAGGTCGGACGGGTCAAGTCCGGCTGGGCTGCGGTCCTAGCGCAGGTCCCCAAGCCCGTGACCAAGAAGGGCGTCGAGCGTAACTTCGGCGCCTATGACGCCCCTTGGGTGGACGCAAACAAGCGCTCAGCCCAGGGCGTGTTCAGCTCCAGCCGTAGCCCGGGCTTCGTATCCATGACCGTGATGAATCTGATCGGTAACATCAACAACGTGGCCGGAGAGGCTGGGACCGAAAACCTAGTCTACGGCAACCGCGTCAAACAAATGCGTGCCGCCGTGCTCGCAAGGTTTGAAAAGACGTTGGCTCAGGCTAACGCTCGTAAGACCAAATAACTCTATGGGAACCAAATCCGCCCGCCATATCGTGGAAGCCGCAGTGGCTACCTACCTCACCGCCCAGGTCGAACTGACCGGGGTCAACATCTACACGGGCGACAGCGCCGACACGAACGTGCTTCCCAAGGCCATCGTGCTCTGCGACTCCGCCCGCCTGCCTAACGACTTCCCGGACGGCCTCGGCAACTACTCGTGCTCGGTCCGCGTCACCCTGCTGGACTCTGCCGATGACGTGACCCTAGCCGATCACCGTGCCCGGATGGCCGCCATTGCCGGCGCCATGCAGGACCTCGAAGAGCTGCAGGACGTGTTCACCGCCCAAGGCGACGCCCACTGCTACGACATCACCCCTCTGTCCGAGGATGAAGGGGTCAACGAGCGCTCCTGGGCATCGGTCCTAGTCTATGACATTCTGGTGGTCGTGAACCCCGAGGGCTAACCTTACCTTATCCGCAATAGTATATGGCTGCTATCGTCAAAGGGGTAACCGCAATCTATGGCCTTCCCGGCGCTACCGTGGCCAATGCCGTTGTCCAGTCCTACACCAACGACGGCGAGTTTGCCAACGAAGCGACCATCATCGACGAGACGGGCAAGACCGTCGCATGGCGCGGCGACGACAGACGCTGCCAGGTGAGCGTGGAAATCATCGCGAAAACCTCGGCGATTCCTGTCCTCGGCGCATCCTTTACCCTAACGGTCAACACCGCCTCTTCCTACTCTGGCGGCACGGCTTCGACCGCTTTTTCGGGCTGGGTGACAAAGGTTTCAGACAAGGGATCTAATCGCGGATACACTGCCGTAACCGTCAGTGCCGTCGGCTACGAAGGCGTCGCCGGCGCCTAACCGCATGGACAAGCGGTTCACATCCGCTTTCACGGACCCCTCTGGACAGATTAAGATTCTGGGTCGTTTTGTTTCCCCGTTCTGCCTGCTTCACCGCGTGCAGCTGGAAGCAGCCGAAAGCCCCCTCCTTCGTTCTGGCGTCGGCATCCGTCCGCTCGATCTGATAGTGGCCGTAAAGATTTGCTCGGGTGAACGCCTCGACAAGCTGACCTGGAAGGACTCCTGGTATCTCGGCAAGATGACCGCAAACGGTGATTACTTCGCCGAGCAGATTGACCTGTTTTCCAAGTTCGTGATGGTAGAGGCTTGGCCGAAGTTCTGGGAGAAGAAGGCCAAGCACTCCGAGACCAGCGGGACCCCTTGGGTCTTAACCGTGGTGGCCTCGCTGATTTCCAACGGTATCCCAGAAGAGCGCGCGTGGACGATGCCGGAGTGCCAGGCCATCTGGCTGAACTCCACCTTTGCGATCAGCAAGGGAGCCGAACTCAAAGTCCTCACCTCCGAGGACGAGGAACTAATCGACTCACTCGAAAAAATCCAAGCATGAGCAACGTCATCAAGTTCAGCATCAACGGCGATACCAACGCCGAGCAGGTGACCGAGAAGGTCAAGAAGTCCGTCAGCGCCCTGGAGAAGAACATCGAGGGAATCGAGAACCGCTTCAAGTCCTTCGGCAAGGACCTGTTCCTTTCCTTCGCGGCCCCGATGGTCCTGCTCAATGCGGCCATGAGCGCCATCTCGGCCTCCATCGAAAAGAACCGCCAAGCAGTCCAGGACGCCAAGGCCGTGGCCGAAGGTGGCGGCAACAAGTATATGCGCGAAGGCACGGTCACCTCCGCACAAGAAGCGGCTCGTCGCCGGCAGGACGCCCTAGATCGCAAGAACGCCAAGCTGGCAGCCGAAGCCCTAGCCGACGAGCAGGGACAACAGAACGCCGGAACGTTCAGCATCTCCGAGGCCGAGTCAGCCATGGGGGATTATATCTCTGAAGGGAAAGGATTCTGGAATACGGCTGGCCGTTTCTTCAACGTTGCTGGAATGATGACAGGCATCAACGACTACCGACAAGACGAAGACATCCAGAAAGTCCTTGAGCGTCGTTCTCAGGCTCGCGTCGCATCAGACCCTGAGATGATTGCCAAGAAGAAGGCCGAAGAAGCCGCCGTCAAACAGAAGGAAGCCGCCGACGCTCAGATCCAAGCGCAGAAGGAAGTGGATAAGATGCCGACCACCTTCAAGGGACCTGAAGGTTTTTCCAACGTCGTCGGCGTTGGAGCCAACCCGGTGCTTGAAGCCATGGCTTCCCAGCTCGAAGAGGCCAAGAAGACCAACGAGCTCCTGGCTCAGCTCGTCACCTCTGGCGGAGGCCGCACCTCTAGCTGGCTAGACGCTCCTACTGGCAACCCCCACGTTGACGGCTACGGAGACCAAATGTAATCACCTTTATGGCACGTCAAGACTACGGCAACAACCTAAACGCCCCGGTTCTCCAGCCTGGAGGCAAACTGAGCAACGACGGCTACGGCCTGCTCACGGCCACCTGCGTCTGGAAGGCCAACACAAACAACGATCTATCGGTCGGAAACCGAGGCTCGACCTGTCCCATCAACGCGGCGCTGGCGGCGCACAAGTTCTCCGTGTCCTACGATGCCCTCGGGATGGCCATCATCACGGTGGACTACATCGGCATCGACCCTGACGTGAACGAGGGAGTTTACACCAACCCCGAGGTCGGCGCGTCCAACGGCCTGACGTCCGAGAACATCACGACCAACCCGAACTTCTTTGAACCTGGCGGTGACGGATATGATGGCGTCATCGCCGGCGCAGCTGGAACCTACACCCAGTCCCCGATCGGTCCGCTGGTTGAAATCAAGAACACCGCCGACTGGATTCAGGTTTTGCTAGGATACAACTCTGACGGGACCCCTCAGTTCGGTAAGATCGGTAAGAAGCAGTCCTATCTCGGCCAGAACGGCGCTTGCTTCGAGGACCCGCAGGGCGGTCGGTTCATCGGTTTCGTCAAGGCGGCTGATAAGCACTTCTACGGCAAGACGAACTACCTCGCCCCGACCTCATCCTTCTCCGGCCACTTCTACACGACCGAAGCCTCTGAGGTTCATAACATGATGGACTACCTCGGCACGACCTCCCGCGATAACGATTGGTCCGGCGTCCTTCCCAATATCATCCCTGACTACGCCGGAACCTCTTGGGTTTCCAGTGTCGCCAACGGTTCTTTCAATCAGCTGCTGCTTTCTCAGGTGAACGCTCAGGACTACGGCCTGCTCTACAAGGTCAACTACGAGGTCCGCTATAGTGTTGTCGGCTGGCACGATAAGGTCTACCGAGACAACCGACTGATCTGAACATGAGCCTCCAACCCGGCGACGGATACACCTTCAAGGCTTCGTCTAGCGGGTTCTCCCTGGACATCCAACAGCCGTGGACGCCCCCGAGTGACGATGGTATCGCTTTCGGAATCGCGCTGCCGAAGTTCCCCGACCCGCCTCAGCCCCCCGAGCCGCCTGTCCTTCCGGCCCTGCTGACTCCGGCCTACGTCAACAAGCCCCAGCAGTTTCAGTGCAACGTGCTGGCCATGCCTGTCGGTGGCACGCCGACGCCTGTCGTGCAGGTGGCCATGGGCTCGGTGACCTATACCCACTCTTTGATGCCCTACATCAAGACTGGGGCGTTTACGGACCATAGGCAGGCATACATCAACTTTGTCGCGGTCAAGTCCTCTACGGTCACGCCAGCCCCTTTGGCTGACGCCCTGTCTCCTTGGATGCTCGGCGGCGGCGGCTACGCGCTCACCGGCACGGGTCGCTGGTTCGTCACCCTGTCGAAGTGGGACGCTGGCAACGGCGCCTTCGATGGCGGGCTTCTAGATCAGAACCTCCCCTGGGTGTCTTTCGTCAAGGACGGCTCGGCTGAGTTCAACGCCCTGTTCGTTGACGCGGGCCCTTCGCTCTACCAGAACACGACCAACGTCCAGAAGATGGAAGGATACGAAGAGGTCGTAGCCGAGGGCGAAACTCTGCTGGACTGGGGCCACTGTCACACGACCTATTTCAACCCCCGCTTCTTCGGTCACCATGTCCGGGTGCTGGCCATCATCGACTCTGTCGCGGCTACTCCGTCCACCGTGGCGGTCAACGTGGTAAGGGACGGCAGCTCATCGGTAGGCAATAGCATCCAGCAGATTGTCTTCGCTGGCGACTACAAGTCCGGCGGTGCTACGTTCACCCACGCCGGCGCCACTACCACGACCACATTCAACCCTTCGACGCAATCGGCCTACGATCTGCAGGAATGTCTCAACACCATCCCGGCCTTGGACGGCAACGTGTTCGTCCAGCAGGTTTCCGCCGGAGTGTATCAAGTCGAGTATACGAACATCCTGCGGAACAGTTCCGTGGCCGCGCTTACGGCCAACTCCAGCCTGACCTCCTTCACGACCTGGTATAAGGTCAGCCAGATGCACGTCGGGTCTCAGGACATCGTCATTCCCTGTGAGCTAAACGCCACGTTCCTGATGAACAAGGCAGACGTAACCGAGGCCGAGGACCCCTACTACATCAACGAGGCAACGACCCCAGACGCATGGGGCAACGTGGTCAATAACGAGGACGCACTTGCGGCTAACGCCCTTGGGTTCATCCCTGCTTGGGCAACCCCGGTCATCAACGGAACCGTCCCCCGTGCGTTCACGACTAACGTCCTGAACTACGCCGAAGAAGGCGGATGCACCGACGAGCCAGACACATCCATGCACCCCTTCAAGGTCATCCACGTCTCGACCGTCGGCGCGAACTCCACCTACCGCATCGTCTCTGGCACGGTCAACAACGTCACCCCTGGCAACATCGCCAGCACGATCACGGTCTCGACCAGCACCTACGAGGTGTGGGTCAAGGCTCCGTTCGCGTCGGGCCTGTTCCCGAACCCGACCGGCTTCGAGTGGAACCTCGGAACCCCCCTGCCTGCGGACACGGACACGGAAGGCTATATCCGTATCGCCACGGTCAACGGCGCCACCGTCACCCAATACGTCACCGGCTCGCTCTGGGCTGACCGCATCAAGCTCGGCTCGGCCACGGCGACCTACTACTACGCCCGAGTCTGATGGCCACCGCCTTGGGAGCATCGGCCTCGGTCTCCACGTGGGGCAAGTTCCGTTGTGCCATGATCCTGAACGACAGCACAGGCTCAGCAGGTTTCGACGCCTACGACTACAGCATCGAATATCTGACAGGAGTAGACGGCCAGAAGGCATCAGCCTCCGGCAGCGGACTCATCCGCTATCCGCGCTTTACCGTTTCAGTCAACTTCGCCCAGCAGCCGAGCGTATACAGTGCTTACAGCACATTCCCCTCACCGAGCAACCGATTGATTGGCATCCCTGGCAACCCTACCAACGGCTTTCTAATGCCGACCGAAGTCAGGACTCAGCTCGAAGGCCAGACGGTTACCCTGACTGGCCTAAGCGCCACCCTTAACGCGACCTTCTTCACTACAGACGTTCAGTTCATCGGGGGCGGTTCGCCCGCCCAGCCCATCGTCTCCATCGGCAACCTGACGGCTTTCTGACCTAAACCCTACCATTTGCACAATAAGTAGCCATGTCTGACACCGTCACGCTATCGCAGGGCAACACGTTCGCCTGCACCTTCGTCTGGACCCCTGGCACGACTGGCCCTGCCAACCTGCTGGCCACGACCCTGACCTCGACGGTGGAGGACAAGTGCGGCAACTCCTACGAGCTGACGATCACCAAGGCCGGAGACGGCCTGTCCTTCACCTGCACCTACCCGGGCTCGACCGCCGACTGGGCGCTTGGCCTAGGCCGATGGGATATCAAGTTCGTATTCCCTGGCTCGCCCGGTCCCATCTCGCGGACCGAGGTCTTCCGTATCCAGGTCATCGACTCCGTGACCGTCTGATTTCATGCCCAACGGAACCATCACCTCTACGGAGAACACCTTCGGCACGGTCAACGGCGCGTTGTCCGGCACTGTCGCGGGAACCCTGACGGGCAGCGTCGGAGTCCCCGGGCCTGTCGGGCCCCAAGGGATTCAAGGGCCCCAAGGGATTCAAGGACCGCCCGGAGTTGGCGGCACGTGGGGTAGCATTACGGGAACGCTCTCATCCCAGACCGACCTTCAGACGGCGCTGGATGGAAAATACAGCACGACCAACCCGGCTGGCTACATCACCAGCGCGGCCCTCTCGCCCTACCTGACCTCGGCCACGGCGGCCTCGACCTACCAGACTCTGGCGGGAATGTCCTCGTACCTGACGACCTCAACCGCCGCGTCAACCTACTACCTCCAGACCAACCCGGCTGGCTACATCACCTCCGCAGCCCTCTCGCCCTACCTCCTCAGCTCGACGGCCGCATCGACGTATCAGACCCTCTCGGGGATGTCGTCCTACCTGACGACCTCGGCTGCGGCCTCGACCTACGCGACCATCGCCCAGGGCCAGCCCACCTCGGGCACTGTCGGCCAAGTCCTGACCAAGAACTCGGGCACGAACTACGACTCGTCCTGGCAGACACTCATCCCGGGCGACCGTTACCTGACGACCTCGACTACGAGCAACACGATCGGCAACGGCACCAAGTCCTTTACCATTGGCACGGGCCTCTCGTACACGCCGACCCAGAGCATCACGGTGGCCTACGACGCGAGCAACCATATGCACGGCGAGGTACTGACGTACAACTCCGGCACGGGTGCGCTCTCGGTGGACATCAATCACCACACCGGGTCGGGAACCTATACGTCTTGGACGGTCAATGTGGCGGGCGTTGTCCCTGCGACCTCAGTTACATGGGGCTCTATCACCGGCACGCTCGGCAATCAGACCGACCTAGCCACGGCGCTTAACGCCAAACTGGCTTCGGCTGACGCGGCCACGACGTACGCCCCCATCGCTAGCCCGACATTTACGGGCGTTGTGACTATCCCTGCGGGTGCGTCTATCTCGGGCTACCTGACCACCTCGGACGCGGCCTCCACCTACCAGACCCTGTCTGGCATGTCGTCCTACGCCCCCAAGGCGAGCCCGGCCCTGACTGGAAACGTCTCGATCACGTCGAACTCCTCGGGCGCGGCGCTCTTCATCGAGCAGGCGGGCACCGGCAACATCCTCACCCTGCATGACCAGGCTACGGACACGAACTTCGTCACCATCGACCAGAACGGCAAGGTCAGCACCATCGCTTCGGATGCTACTGTAGGCGCTGGGTTTAACATCGCCCACGGCGTGGCTCCCACCACCCCGGTCAACGGAGACGTCTGGACGACGACCTCTGGCCTGTTCGCGCGCATCAACGCGGGAACCCAGCAATACGCCCCGCTCGGGTCTAACAACACTTTCTCGAACGCCTCCAGCACCTACGGCAGCTCGACGGCCACTGGCACAATCAACGTGGCCTCGGGTGCGACCATCAGCGCCTCGACCAAGACGGTCAACATTGCCACGGGCGGCGTCGTCGGCTCGACCACCAACATCACTGTCGGCCCTGTGCTGGGTGCTTCGACTACCTCGATTGGTGGCACGACCGCCGCGTCTACCCTTAACCTCGCCACGGGTGCGACCCTCACGGCGACGACCAAGGCGGTCAACATCGGCACGAATGGCGTCGCTGGCTCGACCACGAACATCGCCATCGGTTCGACCACCGGCACTTCGACGACCACGCTCCAGGGCACGACCAACGGCGTCACCCAGACCGCTGGAGACTCGTCCCTTAAACTGGCCACGACCGCCTTCGTCACCACGGCTGACAACCTCAAGGCCAACCTCGCAAGCCCCGCATTCACCGGCACGCCTTCCCTGCCGACGGGCACGACCGCCGTCACGCAGTCTCCGGGCAACAACACCACGGCGCTGGCGACGACGGCCTTCGTCACGGCTGCGGTTCCGGCGTTTGCTACCCCTGCTCAGGCTCGTGGATTCACCAGCACGACGACGGCAATCAATCCGCGTCAACTTATCTGGGCGATGCTGTCGCAGGATGTGGTCTACGTCAACCGACAAGAGTTCACATTTACCAATGTCGGAACGATTACTTATATTAATAGTGGAAGCATTGGAACGACGACGCGTCCAGGTAATGCCGGTGCTTGCTCATCTCGAGGACGAATTTTTGGCTTTAGCCAAGTCGACCAGACAGACAATCAGGAAGTAAAAACAAACCCAAAACAACACAGCAACTATTCGTTGCGAAAGATTTTTTCCGGCCGTTCTCGCTGCGAAATCATCACTGACGCTAACTTCACATGGGCGTGGTATCACGGCAAGGCTGAAGCCGACGGCGTCGGCGATCTTGTACGACGTGGATTCGGCTGGAAAATGATTGGAGGTGCTGGGTCACGTTTCCTGCTTCTTCAAGTGCACAACGGAACTACCCTGACCAGCGTGACTTCCTCTTACGCCGTTACGGCAAACATCTCCTTTGACTGGGATGTTGAGTCTGACGGCTCTGGCAATGTGACCCTATACGTCAACGGTACATCTGTTGCTACTTCTAGCGCCGGCCCTACTGGATTGGTGAGTATTATTCCGACAATCTGGCAGGAAGAAATGCAGGCCGCCGCCGCCCTTGCTTCTCCCTTTAACGATACTGCCCATAGCCGTGGTCGATACATCGTGATTAGCCCATGAACTACACCTATCAAGTCACCGTCATCGGAGTGGCCGTAAACAGCTGGCAAGACCTGCGTGGCCTTGTCTTCTCTGACGCCCAGCCTGTCGAGGAAACCTATGGAGGTCAGGTCGGCACGTTTACCTTCGACACCCCGCAGACCCCCGCCGACCTCGGCCCCCTCGTCAAAGTCGAACTTATCTCCGAATAACACCATGATCACCCACCTCATCGCCCTCCTCGTCGGCTTCGTCGCCGGTGCCCTCGTCTTCCGCAAGCACGCCGCCAAGGCGTCCGAACTGGAAGCCAAGGGCAAGGCCGCCCTCGACGCCCTCAAGGGTCGCGACTGACCTCATGCGCTTGCTCCTAGTCATCGCCCTCGTGGCCCTGGCTGGGTGCAAGTCCACGCCCAAGGCCGAACTGCCTCCCGCCGTCGCCACGCCCAAGGAGGTCGCCCTGACTTCCGTCGGCTCGACCCTCGACGTCATCGACTCCCGCGTGGCCGCCGCCGTGGCCGTAGCCCGGGAAGCAAACACCGCCGGGAAGCCTGCGGTCGTGGAGTCCGAACTGTCCGTGGCTGGCTCCTTCCTGCCCAAGGCTACCGAAGGCGACCTCGCCTACGCCCGCCAACGATCGGAGAAGGCCAGCCCTGCCGACTACGAACGTCAGCGAGCCAAGGCCGCCGAGAAGCAGAAGGCCGCCGAGGCCGCTTGGGCCGACCTCGAGAAACAGGTCGCCGCGAACAAGGCCGCCCTCGCCGCCCGTGACGCCCGCATCGTCGAGCTGGTGGCCGAGGTCGAGCGCGTGAAGGCCGAAGCCTCCAAGAACATCTGGACCCTCCTCGGTGCCGGTCTCTTCGCGGTCGGGGCCTTGACCACGACCTTCCTCGGTCCTCGCCTAGGCGTCCCGCTCCTGGCTTGCGCTGCGCTGGCGGGCTCGGTCCCGTTCATCTACGACTCCCCCGCCTTCATGTGGGTCGCCATCGGCACGGCTGCCATCGCCTCGGGCCTGTCGCTCTGGTGGCTCGCCGACAAAGTCTCCGATGCCGTGCAGGACAAGAAGGACGAAGCCGAAATCACCAAAGACGAATGAGCCCGCCCCCTCCCCCCATCGACCCCGAGTCCATCCCGAAGGAACTGAAGGACGGCGTCGTCGCCGCCACGATCGGGGCGTTCAGTATGGCATCGAGGCTCATGCTCTCAGACGAGAAGCATACCTGGGGCTGGGTGGCTCGCCGCGTGATGGTCGCCTCTGGCGTGGCCTGCCTCAGTGGCTACGTGCTGGTCGAGTATATCTCCAGCCCGGGCCTGCGGATGGGTGCGATCGGTGCGCTTTCTTACGCAAGTCCAGAAGTCCTCGACGCGCTGCTAAGGGCAGTCAAAGCCCGGGCGAACCGCGAGGCCGACCGCATCGCTGGCAACCCCAAGCCTGCCAAGCCCAATGCCAAAGCCAAGCGATCAGCCAAGCGCAAGTGAGGGCAACCTCCTGCTGGCCGTCTGCCTGCTGGTAGGCTTTGCCGGTCTGGCCTCGGTGACCACCGCTTACACGGCGGGCTACGTGATTGACCAGGTGCAGTCAACTGACGCGCTTGTGATGCTGGTCGTCGATGGGGGGAAGCTGCGGTCAGACTCTGCCGACCTCGAAAAGAATATGTCCTCGGCCACCCTAGCCCTGCAGTCCGTCCGTGACCTAGGGCTGGCGCTGTCGTTTGGATGCCTTGCCGTGGCCGTGGCGGTGGGTATCAGGCTCTGGCGGGGTAGACGGCAGGGTTGACCCCTAAGCCCCCTTCCTAGGGCATCCTAGACACCTGACCCTTGGGGCTTGACGGCTACCCCTAGGGCGGGCATACCTTGCCTATCCCGCACAACATGAGCTCATCCTCCGACCCTAACGCCGACCTCTATGCTTTCATCTTCAACATGATTGAAAGCCAGCCGCACTTCCGTGCCGGCGCCCGCAAGCCTGCCACCGCGCCGCTCTCCCCGGCGATGCTGGCCAAGCCCTACAAGGGCATCCTCCCCGAGTCCTACGCAGTCGAGCCGAAGATTGACGGCGTCCGCGTGATCGTGGAAGTCTGCCGCCAGACTCTGGCCGTGGCGTTCAAGACCCGCAACGGCAACCCGCTCCCGTCCATCGAACACCTCGGCGCGTGGTTCGCTGACACTGCCAGCAAGCAGGGCGTGTTTACCTTCGACTGCGAGGCCGTCTCCGGCGCTGACTTCTACGACGCGGTCGGCGACATCCGCTCCAGCGAGCCCGCCAAGGACGCTTTCCTCTGGCTGCTCGACCTGCCCGACGACATCGGCACTTACCGCGAGCGCCGTGCGCTGATGGCCAAGTTCAACTACGACAAGCGAGTGTCGCTGGTCGAGTCCTTCGTCGGTCTCAATCCTAACGACGCCTTCCGTCGCTTCGTCTCGCAGGGCTTCGAGGGCGCCATGGTCAAGGACCTCGACGCTCCCTACTCGCAGGGCAAACGCTCCAACGCCTGGTTGAAGGTCAAGGCGGTGGACGCCGAAGACTGCCCGGTGGTCTCCGTCCATGAAGGCGAAGGCCGACTGGCTGGCACGATGGGCCACGTCGTCGTCGAGAACAACGGTCGCCTCGTCCGCGTCGGCGGCGGTTTCACCGACGAGCAGCGCGCCACTATCTGGGCGAACCGCGACACCGTCATCGGTTCCTACCTTGAGGTCACCTTCCAGAGCAAGACGCCCGATGGCTCCCTCCGTCACCCCCGCATCCGTGGCGACAAGTAAAACAACGTATTACCAATTCCCCCCGCACATGAATAACAAAGACTACCACGCCAGCCCGGCGGTCTCGAACTCGAAGCTCTCCCGCTTCCTCGAGTCCCCGCGTCTGATGAACACGCCCCGCAAGAAGACCCCCTCCCTCCGCTGGGGTTCGCTTGTCCACACTATCATCCTCGAGCCTCAGCTCATCGGCGAAGAATGGGCCGTGATGCCCGAGGGCCTCGACAAGGGCAAAGGCGCCAAGGCCCGCGAGGAAGAGTTCCTCCTGGCTAACGAGGGCAAGGAGATCGTGAGCCACGATGAGTTCACGCAGCTGAGCGCCATCGCCGAAGCCGTCCAGCAGGACGATGAAGCCGCCGCCCTACTCTCCGGCGAAGGGGTCAACGAGTCTTCCTATTTCTGGAAGGACTCCATCACCGGCATCCCGATGCGCTGCCGACCTGACCGCTACCGCGACGACGGCCTGCTCGTGGACGTGAAAACGACAACCTCCATAGAGCATTATGCCTACCGCCGAGCAGTCTGGGAGTATGGCTACGACAGGCAATCCGCCATTTATATCGACGGCATCGAGGCCGTGACCAGCCGCCGCCCCCGTGGCTTCGCCTTCATCGCCATCGAGGGCAAGGACGCCCCCGAAATCTTTGTCCAGGTGTTCGTGATGACCGAGGCCGACATCGAAATCGGTCGCAAGCGTTACCGCGCTGCCCTCGACCTGATGGATCGCTACATCAAGACCCACGGCGCCGACCCCATCGCATGGCCCAAGAAGACCGGCCCGGGCGTCATCGAGGTGGACCTGTCCAAGTTCAACGTCTGATTCTCCCATGAGCAACACACCCGCACTCCCCCCGAAGAACACCATCGAACTCGTCCGCTCCGCCGGACTCCAGGAGCAGGTCGCCAAGGCCCTGCCGAACGCCGACGACGCCAGCCGCTTCATGCGCTGCGTGATCACCGCGTGCAACAAGAACCCCAAGCTCTGGGACTGCACCAAGGAGTCCGTCGCCTCGGTCATCCTGCAGGCCGCACAGTGGGGTCTGATGCCTGACGGCCACCACGCCCACCTCATCCCCTACGGCAACGACGCCACCCTGCAGTTCGACTACAAGGGCATCCTCGCGCTCGTCATGCGATCGGGCGAAGTCGCCCACATCCACGCCGACATCGTCTGCCAGAATGACAAGTATCGGTTCAACCTGGGCAAGGTCGAAGAGCACGTCGTGGACCTGTCCAAGGACCGGGGCGAAGCCTACGCGGTCTACGCCATGGTCCGCTTCAAGGACGGGGAAACCGCCGCGATCCAGATGAGCAAGGCCGAGGTCGAGGCCATCCGTAAGGCCAGCCGCTCCGGCTCGTCCGGCCCTTGGGCCACCTACCCGATGGAGATGTGGAAGAAGACCGCCTTTAAGCGCCTTGCCAAGTGGCTCCCCCGCCTGCCGCGTGACGTGCAGGAAGCCATCCGCAAGGACAACGAGGCCGAGTATGGCCAGCGCACGGTCGAAGGCCAGCCGGTCCAGCCCGCTGCCGAAGCCGTGAAGGACCTGGTCAAGAAGGCCAAGGCCACCGAACCCGAGGCCGCCCCCGCCGGCGACGAACCCATCGACATTTAGGCTGACGCAGGAGTGCCGTGTAGCCGGCCCTGCCCTCGAAAGGGGGCGGGGCTTATTGTTTGTGAAACTGCAGATGCGTCCCATTACTTCCTTACATGGGACGCAAGGCCAAGCTGAAGCCACTGCCGAAGGTGCTTCGTCTTCCGTTGTCCAGCGACCTCGACGGCCTTGCAGACAAGAAGACCAACACAATCCTGCTGGATCGCAGGTTGCCTCCATTCCTTTTGCTTGAGACTACGATCCACGAAGCGCTGCACCTAGCCGCATGGTCTGACAGCGAGCGCAAGGTCACCATCCGCGCGCGCTACATTGCCCGGGTATTATGGGCACAAGGCTACAGGCTTTCCCGCAAATGAGCAAAACGACTAAATTAAATGAATGGATTAAGAAGAACCCTGACAGGTTTAAGCAGTCGGTTAAAAACTGGCAGAAGAATAATAAGGACAAGATAAAGGCGTGGCGCGACGCCAACAAAGAGAAGCTAAGAATATGCGAGAAAAACTGGAGGAAGAGAAATAAGGAGCGCGTGCTAAGTGTTCAGAAGAAAAGAACCGCGCGTCAGTTCTTCATGTCCAGGGCAATTGCCTGTGTAAAAAGAAACGAAAACGGAGACAAGAAACAGGTAGCCAATGACATCTTCTGGCTGTGGCATAAACAGCGTGGTCGATGCGCTCTCACTGGCCAGCGACTCGACCGCACCGCAGAGCTAGATCACATCATCCCTGTATCAAGAGGCGGGACGAATGAACGCTCAAACCTTCAGTGGCTTTGCCGGAAGGTTAACAGATACAAATTGAACATGACAAACGATGAACTGCTAGAACTCTGCAAAACCATCCTTTCCTACAAACTATGAAACACGTCCTCATACCTGTGAGTGGGTTCGCTCGCTCTGGCAAAGACACCCTCGCCGACTCCATCTTCGAGCTGCTCGAACAAGACGAGCCGGAGTATTCCTGCATCGTCCTGAAGTTCGCCGACGCGCTGAAGGAGTCCCTCCAGATTTCCCTCGACGAGGCGGGCGTGAACATCGACGCCTTCACCGAGGACACCGCCAAGAAGGCCGCGCTCCGTCCGCTGCTGGTTGCCTACGGGGAATACTGCCGCACGCAGAACCCGAACGTCTGGGTGGACAAGGTCATCGAGCACATCAACAACTGGGCCGACATCACCTGCAAGGACTCAGGCTCCGAACACTCGGTCATCCTCGTGCCGGATATGCGCTACGAGAACGAGTATCTGAAACTCGAGGCCCTCTGCGTCAAACGCGGCTGGGCCTTCGTCCCGATCTACATCGAACGCCAGGGCAACCTGCCCGCCAACAACGCCGAGGCCGAGTCCATCGGGCTGATGGCGGCGCACGACTGCTTCCGCAGGGGCAACGCCCTGCAGGTCTGCTTCCCGGACAACTCCGTCGAGGCCATCCGTCAGTGGGCCCGCAAGTTCACCCAGTCGATGAGCCTATACCGATGAACATCACCCGGAAGTGGAAGCGGTTCGCGGCGGTGTCCTGCTCTCATGGGCATCACATCGACCCGGTGGCGCGGGAGTCCGTGCTCAAGTTCATGGGCGACTTCTGCAAAGGCCCAGGAGCGAAGCGCATCCACCTCGGGGACTTCGTAGATGTCGAGGCCCTGATGGGTGGCGGCGCCGGCCATGGCGAACCCCTCGCCCCTGACATCGCCGGTGGCGTCCGCTTCCTTGAGGACGGAGAGTTCAATGTGGTCATCAACGGAAACCACGAGGACCGCATCTGGCGGCTGACCCATTCCAAGAACGAGGTCGTGGCCGAGCTGAGCCAATACCTGAAGCACGACATCGAGCAGACCGTCCAGAAGCTGAAGGCCGACCACGTCCCCTACACCGGGGTCTTCCAGAAGTATATGCTCGGCACGGGGCTGTTCACTCACGGCACGATTTACAACGAGTCAGCGCCTCGGGACATGGCGGAAATGTATGTCGAAGCGGACGCGGTCTTCTTCGGCCATACCCATTCCCCTGGCATAGCCCTAGCCCGTAACTCCCGCCGCACGATCGGCATCAACGTCGGCACGCTCAAGCTGCGGGGCTCAAGCGACTACGCCAAGGGCCGACGCAAGACCCTGTCCTGGGGGCAGGCCATCGCGTATGGCGAGTATTGCGACACGGGCATCCAGCCTAGTCTCTACATCCACCCGCTGGAGATGTCCGGCCAGCCTTGGCGCTTATCCGTATGACCGACTCAAACTCAATCGTGCAGCGCCTGCTCAAGGAACTGAGCAACGAGCCCAAGGACTACCCCTGCCCCAAGGGCTGGTTCACTGTCGAGCAGATCCGCGTCGAGCTCGATATGGCGCACACGCGCAACGCATCCTCCCGTGCGCTCGACCTGCAGCGCCGTGGCCTGCTCGAACGCCAGCCCCATCAGTTCAAGTCAGGCACAGGCCAGTGCCACATGGCCTACGTCTACCGCCCGGTCCCTCCGTATAAGTCCATCAAGGAGGCCGCCGCTCAGATGTTCGCCCACCGATCCGACAAAGTCCCCAAGGGCTGGGTGCGCCTGGTCGATTACGCGGTCAGCAAGAACGTCTCGGACGTGGCCGTGCGTGGCCGGGTCGCCCGGGCAGGGCTTAAGCCGAAGTATTGGAAGACCCCTCGCGGTATCATCGGCCTGCACCTGAACGCTTACTACCTGAAGGCCGACCTCGACCGCTTGTATAAAGCATAAGGGCCACCCTTGCGGATGGCCCGAGGCCCGAACTGCCCTCAGTTGCGATCCCGCACAATTGATTTTGTCCGGGCCTCGCCTGTTACCTTGCGACGGCAGGGCGTTTTGGCAAGCCCCAAGCCAGCGTGTTCACCTGCCGCGCCTTGTCGAACTTGACGCGGGGGACATACGCCCAGCTGAAACCGTAGCGAGCGTAGCCCGACCAGCCTAGGTTCCAAGCCAGCCAGATTTCCCCGGGGTAAGGCTGCCGCCCGATCTCGCCGGCGAGCCTGACCTTCAGGACCGTCAGCCAGGTGCGAGCGTAGTCGCGGGCCTTGGCCGGCACAGCCGCGTCGGCATAGGGATAGACCGCCAGCCCAACCTTGCGCCTGATGGCCGAGCAGTCCTTCCACGCTACGGCGTGCCACTGAAGGCAGCCGAGGGCCTTGCCGCCATCGCCCCGAGGGGTGGACGCCCCACGGCCCGAGGACTCGACCTGTTCGACAGCCTGTAGGGTCTGCTCTGGGATGGCCTCAGAGGTCAGCAGGGCGGCGGAGAGGGCTAGGACTAGGGTCATGGGGTCGAACGGCCTTGGCGAGCCACGCAGGGGGTCAGGCCGAGACGCCTGTAGGTAGCGTAAAGGGTATAACGGGAAACCCCGCTGGTCTCGGCCAGTTGCGGGACGGTCATCCCCTGGTTATGGCCGGCTAGGACGAGGTCCTTGATGGACCCCTTGGGGCGGCGCTCACGTAAGGCAGGCAGGCCGAGGTGCTTGATGGCGCAACGGACCGAGCGCAGGTTATGCCCGGTAAGGGTGGCCACCTGTTCGACCGTCAGCTGCGGGGAGGCCGTGGCGATCACGGCGGCCTTGACTAGTCCGTAGTTAGCCCTCGATTTCGATGTCATTAGATGCGTCTCTGATGGCAAGGACCAGCCCGGGCACGTCGTCGGGGTCAATCTCTTCGCCGATGTCGTTAAGGACCGCCACGATTTCGGTCTCGTCCCAGTCGAGTTCCCAGTGGCCGCGCTGCTCGGTCCCGAACTCATGGTCGAAAGAGTCGTCCACATACATGGCCGAGCCGTCCAGGATGACCTGATACTCGGAACCCTTGTGGGTGACCGTCAGTTCGTGCTCAGCCACGGCGCTTACGCTTGGCGGGTTTCGGCTGCTCGGTCGGGGCGTAGGTGTAGGTCGATACGCCGGGGAGTCCGACCTGCCAGCGTTCGCGGTCCATGACCTGACGGATCAGGTCAGTCACGGCCTTGTCGGCCATGGCCTTGAAGGCGTCGCGCTGGAGTTCGACCTCGGCAAGGCGGAGCCGTAGCCGGGTGATTTCGTCGTAGTCTGGGAGGTTGTTCATTTGGTGCGGAGTTTAGGGAGTTTGCGGTATTGGCGGTAGGAGTGGATTGAGTTCGCGTCGATGCGGAAGCGTTCGGCGGCCTCGGTGTAGGTGGCGTTATTGGCGTGCGCCCAGTGGTAAGCCTCGCGGCCTAGCTCGCTGGCAAGTTTGCCGGCCTTCGGCTTCTTGCCCCTAGGCTCGACTGGCTTGCGCTTGTCGGTCGGCCAGCACCCGAGAGACTTCAGGAGCGCGCGCGTCTCGGCGGCCTTCATGTAGTGCTCCTGGAGCGCGGCCTCACGGACCGGCACGAACTTGTCGATGAGGTCGTGCAGTTCGCCGATGCCTGAGCGCGGGTTGTATGGCGTGGTCATTTGCTGGGCTTCCAGAGGTTGATGCTGAACAGGTATTCCCAGCGCTTCTTATGATCGGCGATACGCTCCTCGACGATGCGACGCTCGGCGGGGGTGAGTTGCTTGAGGCCGGGACGGCTACGCTCGGGGCGGCGCTTCTGCTTAGGCATGGGGGTTGGTCTCCTTCCATGCCTTCATCGAATCCCGCCATGCGTCATACTGAAAGTTGTCGGCCATCTCGTTGCATCCGATTTCCAGCATGGACTTGTATAGGCCGTCCCCGGCGGTGCGGAGCCGATGGACTTCCTCCCTCAGCTTCGCGATCTCCGCGTCGCAGGCCGCCACAGCCTGGTCGGCGATGTGCAGGGGTATCATCCGCGTGCGGTCTATGTCACTCATAGCACGTTGAACCAAGCCCTCCCCGCGTTGATGCCGAACTTGATGGTGCAGTCCGGGCAGTGCTGACGGGCGGCATGGGCCGCGTCGGCCAGCATCACCTTGGCCTTGGCCACGGAAAGGTCCTTCGTATAGATCAGGCGGTTGATGTGCTCGACCTCGGTGGCCATGTGCCGCGTGGCCATCTGGTGGTGGGTGAGGTTCATCGGCTGCGGTTCTCCATCTCAAGGATGACTCGCTCGTTGTGCATGGCGACGGCGTAGGCCCGGTCGTGCTTGGCGATCCAATGCTCGCGGGAGTGGGCGAGGCGGGTGACCTCGGCCTTCAGTTCGCGGTTCTCATCCATGTATCGGCCAAGGATTTTGGCCTGATTGGTGATGGTCGTGGACTGGTTGTCGGCCATCTCGCGGATGGCGACGGCGTTCTTGTGCAGCTGACGGGCCATGCTCCAGGGGAACAGCCACCAGAGGCGGGGGAGTGAGTCGGGTCGGATGATGAGCATGGAGGGATGATGGGCTAGGGGGTCAGGCATGGGTGGAGAGGCGGGCCTTGCGGGCGAGGTAGTAGCCTCGGACCTTGTCGGGGTTGGCCTTCTGCCAAGCCTTGGCCTTGGCCTTCAGGACTTCCTTGTTGCGCTGGTAGTAAGCGGCCAAGGCGGCCTTGTGCCGATCCGCGTGAGCCTTTGCGTAAGCCTTCTGGTAGGAGATATACTTCTCGCGGTTGGCGGCACGCCAGGCATAAGCCCGGGCCTTCAGCTTCTCCTTGTTGGCCGCGTAGTAGTGGCGCATCTTGATGGCGGCCACCTCGTTGGACGTGACAGGACGCATGGTCTTACTGAGCAGCCTCCCACGCGACAACCTTAGCCTCGGCGTCGGTCTTCCAGTTGCCACGGAACTCCACGACCATGTCGTAGGCCGTGAACAGCGAGGCGATGCGCTTCTTGCCGATCATGCCGGCGAAGTCAGCCGAGGTCGGCGCGTGGTCCACGCGGTCGAGTTCGACCTTCTTTCCGAACAGGATGCCGTAGAGCTCGTAGGTTGCCCGGGCTCCGGCCTTCTTGCGGTGTTCGATGATCAGTTCTTTGCAGGCTTCAAGACGGCCTGCGTCGTCGATGTTCTTGGGTTTCATGTGCGGGAGATTAGTCGCGGCGCTTGGCCATGTAGGTGATGGACACCTCGCCCGAGGCGTCGCTGAAGGTCACGTCGAGCGTGATGCGCCCGAGCGTGATGCCGAAGAAGATAGCACCGCCGTCGCAGGAGATGCCCGGCGTGGCCTTGAAGTCCGCGATGGCGGTCTCGACGTAGCCGATGACTTCCTCCTGCGGCTTGCCGGCGTCCTTCATAATCTGGGCACCGTCGATGTTCTCCAGCAGGTTGACCAGGGCGTTGCGTCCGATGTCGTCGCGGTGACGCGGCTGGGGGATGGTGGGTTTCTTGCTCATGGGATTAGAACTTGGGGTTGTCGATGATCTCGAGCAGGTCCGGGAAGGACGGGTCGAGGAACACGGCGAGCGCATAGCCGATGGCCAGCGCGATTAGGAGGTAGGCGATTAGTTTCATGGTGCGGGATTGCTCGGTCACACTGGCGGGCCGTCTTCCGCTGTAAACCACAAAGCGTTATAAATCTTTACCCCCAGTTATAACGACCCATTGTCCCCCTATTCCCGCACGTGTTCCCTCTCCGTCCATACCAGCAGTCCGCCGTTGACCAAGTCCGCGAAGCCTTCCGAGCAGGCCGCCGCAAGCCCCTGCTCGTCGCCCCCACCGGCTCGGGTAAGACCGTCATGTTCTCCTACGTGACGGCCTCAGCTGCGGCCAAGGGCAACCGCACGCTCATCCTCGTCCACCGCGCCGAACTCCTGGAGCAGTGCCACCGCTCGCTCGCGTCCATGGACGTGCCGCACGGCCTCATCGCCGCCGGCCTCACGCCTGACCGCAACCAACTGACGCAGGTCGCCAGCGTGCAGACGCTCGTCCGCAGGTTCGACCGCGTCGTGCCGCCCGACCTGATCGTAATCGACGAGGCTCACCACGCCACGGCAGGCGCATGGGCTTCGGTGCTGGCTCAGTGGCCGCAAGCCCGCGTGCTCGGCGTCACCGCGACACCGGCACGGCTCGACGGCAAGGGCCTCGGCCAAGTGTTCGACGACCTGATCCGTGGGCCCGAGGTTACAAAACTCATAGAGGATGGCTACTTATGTAAACCAGTGTATTACGCGCCCAAGACCGTAAGCATGGAGGGCGTGCATAAGGTGGCCGGAGACTTCAACCGCGCCGAGGTCGCCGAGCGTATGGACAAGCCGACCATCACCGGCGACGCTGTCACCCATTACCGCAAGTATGCCGAGGGCCAGCCCTGCATCGTATTCTGCACAGGAATAAAGCACGCCGAGAACGTGGCCGCCGCGTTCAACGCATCAGGCTATCGCTTCAAGGTCATCGACGGCACGCTCGCCAAGGAGGAACGCGCCGCCCGCGTAGCCGCCCTGGGCTCGGGTCAGCTGCACGGCCTCGTCTCAGTGGACATCGTGTCAGAGGGCTTCGACCTGCCCTGCGTGGCCGTGGCCATCCTGCTACGCCCTACCGCGTCACTGTCCCTGCACCTCCAGCAGATCGGTCGAGTGCTCAGGCCAGCACCGAACAAGCCCCGCGCCGTCATCCTAGACCACGTGGGCAACTGCAGGCGGCACGGCCTCGCCGAAGAGGTTCGCGACTGGTCGCTCGACGGCATCAAGCGCCGAGCCAAGCGCGGACCGCAGGACGACGTGGCCGACACCCGCCAATGCCCGGAGTGCTTCGCCGTCCATACCCCAAGCCCGACCTGTCCGCAGTGCTTGCACGTCTACGAAATCAAGGACCGCATCCCTGACGTGGTCGATGGCGAGCTCGAAGAGCTGAAGGCCCGCGAGGCCGTTCGGCAGCGCAAGCGGGAGCAAGGCACGGCGCAATCCCTGGAGGACCTGATCAGAGTCGGCAAGGCTCGCGGCATGAAGAACCCTTACGGCTGGGCTCACAACGTGTTCAAGGCACGCCAGAAGAAATGAGCGAGGCCGCCATCCAGCAGGACATCCGACTAACCCTGGGACAATGCCCGGGCATCAAGATGTTTCGGAATAATTGCGGCGCATACAAAGACCCACGCTCTGGACGCCTTGTCCGCTACGGCCTAGCCACCGGCTCGGCTGACCTGATCGGCTGGCAGTCCGTGGTCATCACCGAAGCCATGGTCGGCCAACGCTTTGCCCGCTTCCTATCGGTCGAGGTAAAGACCCCTACAGGCCGCCTATCCCCCGAGCAGGAGACATGGCGGGCGGCTGTCCTCAAGGCCGGAGGCATCGCGGTCGTGGCTAGGTCGGTGGATGACATATCTTTTCTGGTTGCCTGACCCCTCGGTGCAGGCCACCTTGGGCCATCCCGCACCCTATGGCACCTCGTCTTGATTTCGCTTCCATCAACAACGCCGCGCTCGGCTCCCTTGAATCCCTCTGCATGGAATGGTTCCCAGCAGGCAAGAAGGACGGCCACGAGTTCCGCGTCGGCTCCATCAACGGAGAACCCGGCTCATCCCTCTCCATCAACCTGACCAACGGCAAGTGGGCCGACTTCGCCGGCGACCTCAAGGGCTCCGACCCCATCTCCCTGCTCGCCGCGATCCGTGGATGCAAGCAGGGCGAGGCCGCCAAGGAACTGACCGAGCGTCTCTCCCTGGGCAACCTCTCCGGCTCCGCGCCGAAGGCCGAGTATGAGTCCAAGCCTAGCGCCGCGTCTGAGTGGGAGCCTCTCGCCCACGCTCCCGAGGGCTGCCATGAGCCCGACCTCAACCACTACAAGCACGGCCAGCCCGTTGCCACTTGGCCCTATCTCACCGCCGAAGGTCACCGCGTCGGACTGATCTGCAGGTTCGACCTGCCCGACGGCTCCAAGGAAGTCCTCCCCATCACGTGGTGCCGCCACGTCTCTGGCCGTGAAGCATGGCGCTGGAAGTCCTTCGCCAAGCCCCGCCCCCTCTACTCCCTGCCTCGCGTCGTAGCCAGCACCGGCTGGGTGCTCATCGTCGAGGGCGAGAAGACCGCCGACGCCGCGCAGCGCCTCATGCCTCATCTGGCCGTCACGACCTGGTCAGGTGGCTCCAAAGCCGTCAGCCTTGCCGACTGGTCCCCACTCGCCGAGCGCAAGGTCCTGTTCTGGCCTGATGCCGACGAGCCCGGGCGTAAGTGCATCGAGCTCATCCGCAAGCAACTCCCCAACGTCCGCATCGTCACCCCGCCCACCGGCGTGGCCGAAGGCTGGGACCTAGCCGACGCCGAGGCTGAAGGCTGGGACACCGACCGCGTGCGCGCTCACATCAAGGGCGAGCCAACCCCACCGCCTGCTGCCGAGCCGCCGCCCCCTCCCGAAGTCCTTGAAGCCATCGACTACGCCAACCTCGACGCCCAGCCCCTGCATGAGCCCGACCCTGTCGAGGCCGAGCCGTGGCCCTTCCGCGTCCTTGGCCATGATGAGGGCGTTTACTTCTACCTACCCGACTCCAGCCAGCAGATCGTCGCGCTCACCGCCAGCGACCACAAGCACCTCCCGTTCCTGCGTCTCGCGGGAGCCAACTGGTGGGAGACTCACTTCCCCGGGCGTGAAGGCGCTGACTGGAAGGCCGCAGCCAACGCGCTCATCCAAGCCAGCCACCGCGAAGGCATCTTCGCCCCTCGCCGCGTCCGTGGCCGTGGCTGTTGGGTCGATGGCGAGCAGGTCCTGTTCCATGCAGGCGACCGTCTCCTGATCGGTAACGAGGAACGCACCATCCCGTCTTGGCAGTCCAAGTGGATTTACACCCAAGGACAGCGCCTCGAGGCCGACCAGGCTGAACCCATCTCCAACGCCGAGGCCGCCCGCCTCATGCAGCTGACCGACATGATGAACTGGAAGGAGCCTATCTTCTCCAAGTTCTTCGCCGGCTGGTGCGTCATCGCCCCGATCTGCGGCGTGCTCGGATGGCGTCCCCATATCTGGGTCAACGGCCCCTCGGGCTCCGGCAAGACTTGGCTGCTCAACAACATCCTCGACCCGCTCGTAGGCCGTCTCGCCCTGTCCGTCCAGTCCGCTACCACCGAGGCTTACATCCGTCAGCGCCTCAAGTCCGACGCCCTGCCTGTCGTGTTCGACGAGGCCGAGTCCGAAGATAAGCGCGGCCAGATGCGGATGCAGTCCATCCTCGAACTCGCCCGCGCCGCCTCAGCTGAGACCGGCGCAGGCATCGGTAAGGGCTCCGCGTCAGGCAAGGCCCACGAGTATCAGATCCGTTCCTGCTTCGCCTTCGCCTCCATCGGCGTGGCCGCTAACCAGCGCGCCGATACCAGCCGTATCACCTCCCTCGAACTGCGGAAGGACAACACCGACGGAGGTCGAGAACGCTTCGAGCAGCTGAAGACCCTGTGGGCCGAGACCGTGGCCCGCCCGGAGTATGCCGAGGGCATCCGCTCCCGTGCCCTGGCTAACGCCATGAGCATCACCGCCAACGCCCGCACATTCGCCAAGGCCGTGGCCATCAAGCTAGGGGACCAGCGTATCGGCGACCAGCTCGGCGCTCTCCTATCCGGCGCCTTCTCGCTTACCTCGACGCGGGTGCTCACACTTGAGGACGCCACCGCTTGGGTCGAGAAGCAGAACTGGCACGGCTTCATGCCCGACGAGGCTGACCAGGACGAAGTCCGAGCCCTCGCTTGGATGCTCGATAAGTCCATCCGCTTCGAGCAGGGCGACCACACCTACACCCGCTCCATCGGCGAACTGGTGCAGGCTTACTACTCGACTGAGGTCACCGTGGACGAGGCCGACAACCTGCGGCAGAACCTCATGCGCTCAGGCATCCGTCTCGAGGACGATACCGTGGCCATCTCCAACCACCACCCGGCCCTGCGGACCCTGTTCATGGACACGTCCTGGGCTGACAAGTGGAAGGATCAGTTTGCAAGAGTCCCGGGTGCGGCCCACGTGGCGGGCGTCCGTTTTGGCGCGTCGATACACCGAGCGGTCAGGATTCCGAGGTCGGCTTTCCTCGACTAACGGTCTGTTGCAACAGTTTCGGCCTACTCTGCAAACGTGCTAAACGTCTGCAGTGGTAAGGCTTTACGTATGCAAGTCCGTGTTTGCAACTTTCCCACGCTATAGCCCCCTTTATAGGATACCCCCTCCCCTCTCCCCTTCTTCTCTCTCTCTCTATATATATCTATCTATATAGTTGTAGGTAGTAGTAGTAGTCGTCTGCAAGTCAGTTGCTAGTCAAGGGGTTAAGGTGTTTGCAAGTCCTGCAAACGCCTGCAAACAGATGCAAACGCACCTTGTCGGGTTATAGTTTCACTTCAAGCCACCTTGAGCCCTACAACCTAGGCAAGTGGCCGAGACTCAGGACAACATCCCGCTAGAGCATCAACGCGCCGTCGATGCTCACTTCGACTCCCTATCCCCCAAGGCTCAGGCCCGGGCTAGGGCCAACGGCTTCCGCCCTTACCGCGAGCTACCCCGTTCAGGTGATACAGTCATGGAGCTGGATGAGGCACGCGCCTGCTTCCGTATCAGACAGACCGAAGGAGCCGACGCGACAGTGAGGCCGTCGACCTATACCAGGGACGAGGTGCTCACCGTCCTGGCTGTCGTGCTCGACACGATCGGAGGCAAGCGCTGCCCGGTGCTACGTGGGCAGGCAGAGGTGGTCCGTATCGGCCTAGGAATCGGCTCCAAGCTGACGCACAAACAAATATCAAAACTACTCGGCTGCTCCCGTGTATCGGTGGTGCAGCAAGTAGCCTGCTTTCGCACACGCATGGAGAGCGGTTTGCGCCGTGTCCGCGGCACATGAGGAAAACAGGGGAAAAGGGGCTCAAAGGAATCTTTTACCACCCCCCCCGCTTATCGCGT